CGATATCGACGATGGCGTCGGCGCGCGCGATCCGGTTGCCCTCACGGGCGACCAGGCGGCCGAGCCGATCGTGGCGCCCGCGGATAATCGTCTGAAGCTCGACCAGCTCGGCGCCCTGAATGAAGGGGCGCTCGCCATAAAATACGACGCTCTGCTGTTCAGGCTTGCCGGCAGCGCGGTCATAGGCGTGGGGCAAGCCACTTTCGTGCTCGTACATCAGAACCTCATCAGGATTTTGATCTGCTCGCGCACGGTCTTGCGCAGCGGCAGGGAAATGGACGTGGCGGCGATCGCATGACCGCCGAGAAGCTCGCCGGGCTGAAGCCAGAGCCGGCCGGGCCTGATGCCGGGCGCCGGCACCGCGCCGACCGTCAGCTCGACCGCCTTTGCCTCGACATCGAAGGCGTCCTCGAAGTCGGTCATAGCCTCGATGTAGACGCGGGAACCGCTGGGTTGCGCCTGATACCGGACACCGCCGATCTCATAGGCACCGTTGATCTGCTCGCGCACCGGATGGTCCGCTCGGCAACGTCGATGACCAATGACTTCGCCGTCCTGGTCGCGGAAGGTTACGTAGAGGATGCGGGCAGCAAACCATGCAGCCATCAGTGTGCGGCGCTGGGCGGCCGGATTGTCGGCCCACAGGAAGTTCGCGGTGACCCATGGGTATTGCATGTCCGCCCACTTCAATCCTCCTTCCGCCGGCTCCTCGATCCAGTTGCCGATCACGGTGCCTTCGGCCTCGGTCAACAAGTGGTCGATCTCGGTCGCACGGCCGAAGGACCAGAGCGTTCCGGCCGAGGTGACGGCAACGCCGCTCTCGCGCTCGAGCATGCTGTCATCGAGCCGGCTTCCATCCGCCTCGAGCGCGCCGGCATCGTATTGATGGACGCCACGGCGGAGCCGTGAGCGCAACGGCATCGATAGCCGCGTGACACCTTCGATCCGCTCCAGATCCGGACTGTCGTTTGCCGGCAGAACCGGAAACCGCAGCTGCGTGCTGTTCCAATAGACCCGGCCGTGCCAGGCGTCTTCCATCGTGGCGGAATAGCCGAGCCAGCCAAGGCCCTGATTGACCGCAGCTGGTGTTCCGCGAACGCGCTGCCAGTTGATCCCCTCGCGACCGACGACAAGCGTGTAGAGGTTCGGGACATAAGGCGTCAGTTCGCCGAGCCCATACTCGTAGACCAGGAACGGCAGGAAAGATGGCGGCGGCGAGACGAGCTTTGCGGTGCGGATTGCTTCGGCCGCAACGCCGAGATCATTCCATCGGCCGGCGAGCGATGCTTCCAGTGTCCGCTCGAAATAGCCGGAGTTCGCGGGAAGAAGGGACGCCATCAGAAGGCCCGCCCTCGGTTCGTCAGCGTGATGGTCCCTAGCGCGATGGCAGAAGCCGGCGGCGCGATAATGTCGCCGATCGGCGCCGTCGGCACCACCTTGTGGACGCCCGATATCATCAGCTGCGCCGTCCACCAGCTGACGGTGAGATCCCGGCCCAGCGCGCGGGCCGACTCCCAGGCAGTGCGCAGGTTCGCTTCAGCGCGGGCAACCGTCGCCACGTCAGCGTCCGGCAACAACCAGAGATCTGCGGCAAGATTGATGACTTGCTGAACGGCCGAAGCCACCTCGATCGTGTCGTTGACCATCCGAACGGCGGGGTTTTGCAGAGCCGCGTTGACGATCGCCAGGAGATCCGCCGGCGCCACGCCGTCCGGTGCGGTCGAGAAGACGGCGACGTGGATGAGCGGGCTGCGGCCGACCGTGTAGACAATGGCGTCCTGAACGCGCAGGTCGGCCGACATGGCAACGAACTTGTAGCGCGGCTCGGTACCGCCCGTCGATCGGCCCTGGATGGCGAGAATGACGCGGGCGACCAGCCGATCGTCAAGCTCGCCGATCATCCGCGAGACGTCGTAGAAGGCGGCGAGATGATCGAGATCGCTTCCCCTGGCGAATGCCAGGAGGTTGGCGCGGATAGCATCGTTGATGCGGGCACGAAGAAGCGATTCCCGGAAGCTCTCCGCCTCCATGCCGATCACGGCCGGATCAGTCTCCAGCATCGTGACATCGTAAGGCGGCAGGTTGAGCGACGGATTGTCTGTCCGCAGCGTTTCCCAGAGAGTGACGAATTCCGAAACGACCCGCGCCAGGATCACATCATAGCTTGGCTCGTCGATGATCTGGGGCTTGGGGAGCGCAGTTAGGTTGATCGTCATGCGGCATTCCCCAGGCGGTTCAGCGGTGTCGCCTGCAGGGTGAGCGGGATGGCTATCTCGAAATTACCGAACCGTCCTTCCGGATAATAGAGCCCGCCATGCCGCAGGCCGAGCCGGCCATGTTCGGTGAGCGTCACAAGCTGGATCTGGGTAATCGCGTATTCCGGCTCCCAGCGGGCTGCCGAGGCGACCAGCTCGTTATAGATCAGCAGCGGGATCGAAGGCGACAGATCCTCGGAAAGCAGCGATCGGAGGTTCGAACCGAAATCGAGCAGCATGACGCGGGTATCGATCCGGGTGCCCCAGATCTTGCCAAGCGACTGCATCAGGTGCTGCGCGCCCATCAGAGGCTTGCCGCTCCTGGCATCGAGGCCGCTACGATATCGGATCTGTCCCGCCATAGTTTCAAAGGCTCTTTAAAGGAGTTTCTTCAGTCTTTCGCAGGCGCGTCAGCCGGCGCCCGCTCGATGTGGCCCGCCATCTCTTCCGAGAGAGCTTCCGCCTCGCTCAGACGGATCGGGTCACCCGCCTCGACCCGGCGGCCGGCAACGCGCGGCGGTGCCTTTTCGGTGACAACAAAAGCGCTCTTGCCGTCCGTGGTGTCGATCATGGTTTTGAAAGTCGTGGCCTTGGCCATGGTGCTCTACTCCTCAGGGGGGCCGGTCAGTTCCGAACCCCGTTTAACTTCCGTGTGCTTGTGGTCGTCGCCGACGTTGACGTCGTTGTGTTCAAGGACGCCGTCGCGGGCACGGACATTGCCGACCAGCTCGATCTCGTCGCCGATGAATTTGAGGCCGGCCGGTCCGATCTCGATGCGACCCCCTCGCTCGAAGACGGCGGTGTCGGATGATTGCGAAGGCGCCTGGTGATCGCGGTCATAGGTCGCCGGGACTGCGATCGAGCCGGCGCCGACCGTCCCGGAAGCTGAGACGATGTTCATCTGCTCGTTGATCGCCGGTTCCGAATGGATCCTGAGGCCACCGGCGCCGGCTTCCTGCCAGCGCACCCACGGCGACAGGACGTCACGTCCGTCGCTGCTGGTGCCGAGCTTCAGCCGCAGAAGGCGCTTTTCCGGATCGACAACAGCGACCTTTCCTGACAGCGTCGTCATGGCGATCCGACGCTCGGCGCGTTCGATGCGGGTATAAAGCCGGCGAAACTCGAATGGGGCGGTGTCACGCATCCTCTTCCTCCACCGAAGCCCAGGGCTCGATCGAGGAAACGGCGGCCTCGTCCTGGAACTGGATTAGACCAGCGTCCATATCGACATGGCCTTCCGGCTGCGGGAATACCGAGGGGCCGATATCGGCAATGATCTGCGACCAAGTCACGACATAGTATGCGGTTCCCTGTTTGGCATCCTTTAGGGTGAAGAAGGGCTTCAGCTCCGCCTGGGGCTTGTCCTCGACCGGCATGACGCCTGTGCGGTTCCACAAGGAAAGGATCGGGTCGGCGAGGATTGCGAGGATGCGGCTACCGATCGCCAGCCCGATCTCTTCCTTTTCAACGCGGCGGCTCGCAACGGCTTTCGCCTCGGCGACCACATAGGCGACCCATTCCACGGCGAAGCAGGTCGCGCCATCGGTGATGAAGGTTTCGCGGATACGGCTCCAGCCAATCCCGACGCCTGGCGCTTTGACGATCGTGTTGGCGACCAGCTCGGAGAGATCGACCTTGCCTGGATGGCGGACGATCGTCACGCCCGGCATCAGCGAAGTGAGCGTGTTGACGATCGCGATCTGGGTCGGCGCCAACGGATCACGCGCCAGCAGCTGGTCGAGAGTAGTGGGCTGGATCATTGCATTATCCCGAAATGGTCGGTGATGACGTCGAGGATCTCGCGGCGGTTATCTTCCGAAAGACCGACGAAGGGACGCGCCGGGATGGTGACTTCCTTGGCGAACACGGTGCGGCCGCCAAGCTGAAAAACCAGCCGGTCCGCTTCCTTCGGCACGATCGTCATGCCGTCCTGGTGGACGTGGGCATGTTCCCAGGTCGCGCCCCACTCGGCCTCTTCGGCCGAGGCTGTCCAGGCGATTGAGTAAAGCAGGTGCTGGCCGCTATCGACCAGGATCGAGGTGCCGGCGGTGTTCGGTTTCCATGGCGTGCCATCCGGCGCCGTCTTTTCGTCGCTGATACGGCGACGGGTCTGGCTTTCCCCAAGCGCGCCGAGTGTGGTCATTAGCTCCGAAGGCTGAAAGTCGAAGATTGGACGAAGCCGCTTGAGGGCGGCATCGAGATCGCTGACATCGAGGGTGAGTGAAACGCTCATATGCGGCTGAGCCTTTCGCGGGTGAAGACGCGCTCGGGCGCCTGCAGAACGACTTCATTCTGGCCGACATCTTCGGTCGGGTCAGTTGGGCCGCCTCCGCCGGTGTTGCCGCCGGTCAACGCGCCCTTACCCGATGCGATCGCTTCCAGGCGCTTGATGGCCTGGTCGTAACGTTCCTTGATGTTTTCGGTCGAGCGGGTGAAGGACAGCGCGATCCGGTAGAAGGCAATGTCGGTCGTATAGACACGCAAGAGATCAAGGCTGTCCTGGTCGAGGCCAGCCAGCTCGGCCGGCGAATAGCGCCCGGCCAGAATGCCGCGAACCTCGATCGAGGCATCGAGAATGCCGCGCTCGATGCGGGTGTCGTCGCGAAGCCCCGTGGTCTCGTCGGCCGCCACCAGCGCCAGCTCGTTGGGGAAGCGGGCTTCCAAGTCGGCAATGGTGGCGTAAACGGTCATGGCGGCTTTCTCGAAATGAGGGCGGGAGGCGGGCTTAGCCCCTACGTTCGCAACGTCTCCTAGCCGGCGGCGTTCTCGCCTTTGTGCCGGATCAATGGGTGCTGGCGGCCTTGCGAGCCGGACCAGACCTCCCTCAGGTATTCAGGTTATTCCTGGTCGCCGCCTTCGCCGGCCTGCGGATCGTCCGGAAGCTCGATCTCCTCGAAGCGGCCGTCGATCTTCAGCATCGGGTCTGTGCGCAAGGCATCCACGGTTGCTATGGGATCGGGACCGAGATCCTCTTCAGTCAGCTCGCGCGGTTCCGGCCCGAAGGCGAGATTGGCGCGGCGGCGCGGACCGGCCGGGGCGCTGACGATCAGCACCTGACGTCCGGCCACCATCTTGCCCAGTGCTTCCTCGTCGGCAGGCTTGGCAGTTGCTTTGGTTCTGGGGGGCATTGCTGTCTCCTGGGCGGTTTTCGGGAAAACGGCGCCGTCGCCGCTTTTCAGAAAACCGCCGGCCGCTGGGAGGAGGAGCGCGGCCGGCGGCAGGGGGCCAACGCGGCCCCTCCCGGGTTAGCTGAGAAGCGGCGCTTCCATGACCTGGACAAGATTGCGGATCGTGTTCGTGGTGCCGCCGATCTGTTCGGCAAGCAGGATCTCGCGAGCCGCGAAGAGATTGGTGCTACCGACGATCAGATGGGTCGGGCGGATATTGAGCTTGCGACCTTCGTCATCGGTGAACTTCGCCATTGCCTCATAGGCTTCCTTCAGATTCGCCGCGTCGAGAGTGTCGGTCGAGCCGAACGCCATCTGCCAGAAGCCGTAGCCAGCCGCGACCCGCGCATCGACGCCGTAGAAGTATTTGTCGCGCATGAAGACGAGGTCGGATGTCTTGCCGTCTTCCTTGCTGGTGAAATTGTAATCGCGGCGCTTCTGGAAAATCCACGGCTTCAGGGGCTTGGAAAGGTCGGCCAGGATCCAGAGATCGGACGAGCCGGCGGCGAAGTTGGCGACCGAAGTGACGGAGCCGGGTTTTCCGACAGGATGGTCCACGTCGAAGAAGTTCTGGCCATCGTAGCAGGGGGAAGTGGCACCGGCGCTCATCAGCTCGAAAGTGATTTCGTCGGGATGCAGGGCGGCGGAATTACCCATCATCTGGAAGCGAGGGGCGTAAAGACCAAGCTTGTCGTCCTCGATGTCATCGCGTTCAACGCCGATCGTCGATTCGAACTTGCGGTTCCGGATCTGGTAGCCCTTGCTTTCGAGGCCCTTGATATGGCGATCGCCGATCCACTCGCGCAGCTTAGGCACGTCACCGAGCCAGCCATAGGTTTCTTCGGAAGCCGACGAGGTGATGACAGTAGCGACCGAATTGTAGAGGGTGGCGGTGCTCGTGAGACCGAGCTGAAAAGCGGTTTTGAAGCCGCGCTGTGCGGCGGCGAGCAGGTCAGGTGTGATAACACGCGTCATAAAAGTGTCCCCTGTTGTGTTCAGAAGCCGGCGCGGACGAAAACGCCGTCGCTGTCGACCTGGATGATTTTTCCCGCAACAGAGCGGGTGTTCGTGCCGTTGGTCTTGGCGACCGTCTGGTCGTCGACGATGTAGCAATCCTTGCCGACGTCACCGGGAAGGACCGGGTCGGTACCGAGGTTGAAGAGCTTTGCGACTGTCCGCTTGGCCAAGACCTTCTCGGCGCCATCGGCCCCTGTGTTCTTTACCGTGCGATCGGCAATGCCGAGGACGATCAGGTTCAAGCCCGTCTTGCCGGGGATGGCGAGACCCGCTTCCATGACGACGAGCGCGCCTTGATGAATGGTGGTGGCGCCCTTCACCGGAGCGGGGGAATAATTTCCCTCCATCTCCACCGGCTGGCGGGCCTGGGTCATTGCGGTCATGTCAAAACTCTCCGATGGCGAAAAAGGTTGATCAGGCGGCGGTCAGGCCATTTGCCTTGCGATAGTCCTCTTCGGAGAGGCCCATCATCCTCATGACGTCGCGGTCTTCCGCAGACAGAGTGCTGAGGTCACCGGCCGCTTTCTGCTTGTCCAGACCGGTCGGCTGCAGGCCGGCGCCGAATGTCTCGATCAGAGCGGTTACCTGGGCCAAACCTTCATTGGTCGCGCAAAGCGTCTCGTAGGACGCGCGCTGGGCCGGGCTGATCTTCTTGGCAGTGAGCGCACCTTC